GGCGATAGTGCGCCCATTTGTATTAATTGATCAAAGTTCATAAATTAATCTCCCAACAACCCAACCATTCGCTGCATGGCTGCGTCTTTTCTTGGTTTTAAATTAACTGCACCTCCTGCTGGCGCTAGTAACCCAGCTGCCTGCATAGCTTGCATCATCCCCGAACCGTTACTTGGTGCTGCGATCTCAGCGACTGGCGTTCCTTGTTGATTTGTTGCAACCGCCGCCATATTACCGCCCTGCGATTGATCATAACCGTACCCAAAAATCGCTTGACCAACTTGCTCCTCCGTACCGTTATCAATGACAGATATCTTGGCGGGGTTCGTTGTAAGAACCAGCCCACGCTTTGTACGAGCCACTGTAACGCCTTGAGGTATCACGCTAGGCATTGGTGTGCCGGGTGTGATTAAAAGCGTGTCACGGCTCGACGTTGGGTCGAGAACCGCAGCGAGCTGCGCGTCAACGTAGTTTTGTGGTTCAGGTGTCGGTATAACCATTTACAGTCCCATCAAAAGACCAAGACCCGCGCCAATGCCAGCGCCACCAGCTGCGCCAATTCCACCAGCTCCAGCAAGTAACCCACCAGCACCAAACAAACTTGCACCAGTCAAAGCGCCGCCAAGAGCGCTACCCAAAACGTTGTTTTGAGCTGCCGGGGTAACACCTGTTGTCGTTGTGCTGTACGGGGTCGAACCTAAACCAGTGCTCAATGCGGCTAGTTTTTTGTATGGGTCTTCGCGCTGCTCAACGAACTGCTGATAGTCAAAGTCCCTTTGTGCCTGCTCAAGCGCTCTAGTTTGAGAGCCAATGTTTCGCTGTAGGTCGATATCTGACAACGTAAACTGTCGTCCCATGTTGGCTAGGTTAGCCAGTTGAGAGGCAGCGTTTAAGTTAAGAGAATTTGCTGCCAGCTGATTGGCGATGTCGTTTTGAAATAGGTTTGTCGCTTGGTTGTAGCCTTGACTGTAAAGGTTAGTTAGCGCGTTGTTTGCTGAATCAAAAAACTCTCGATTAGTTAAAGCATCTGAAACACCGTGCCTCGAGCCGCCGTACGCACCTGACCGGGTAGCAGCTGCACCGCCACTTGTCAGTGCGGTCTGTCTAGCTCGATCAAGATCGCTCATGACGTTACCTGCAACGTTTTGCAAGTACGGGTTCATGTATCCAGATATATCCGCGCCAAGAAATCCTTGAGGCGTGTAACCGGCTGCAGCCGACGCAGCATCCATTCCGGTGCTGATTGCGTCTTGACCTACACCTGCATTCGAAAACGCTACGGCTCGATCAAACGCCTGCTGCTCGTTTGTATCAAAACCAGCGTAACGGTCGCCGGTGAATTTTTGGAACGGTGTGTTCGCTATATTCTTTGCAAAGTTAATATTAAACTTGCCAGCATCTTGAATGTATCCCGGAATTTGCACTTGGCTTGTTGATACTTGTGGGCTTCCGCTACCACCGCCAAATATTTTGCTAAAAAATCCCATAGTTAGTCTCCGTTAAATAGCCGTTGTCGATAGCGCGCCAGCGTTATCAACTTCGATGGCGTATCGCGTTCCGTTTGGTGAAGTTAAAATAATTCGTCCATCTGCTACGTCGTAATCTCGATTAAATTTGACGTTCTGTCTGTCGGCTTGCTCGAGAATAGATCGCGTTACAGATTCATCTCTGACGTCGTATTGGTTTTGTGGTTTAGGTAATATCATCGCTTACCTCCCGGCGAAGCGTCGATTCTCATTTCACCAACACGCCATGCTGTGTTTTTTATCGGCTCAATACGCATCTTTGCTTGTCTTGCTGTGAACCTAACGTCCGTTGGTGAGCTCATGCTGTAAGGCCCAAACGTTTGTTCGTCACCGTTTGGATAGAAGCGTGTCTTAAATTTAACCTGAACGTCGCCGGCTGTTCGCTCGTCTGGGATAAGTTGCGTTGCGCACATGACATTGTCGCCGTTGCCTAATTGCATTGGGCCGCTTTCAACGTAAGGTGACGCGCCGTCGTAGTCCCAGCCGGTCTCGTGTTCGTACACATAACCGTCTGTGCCAATCATAATTGGCGTTCTAAATATGTTTGCGTGAACGCCAACAGTTCTATCCATCGCGCCAATCGACCAATGGTTCTCTCTGTAATTCCAAACAACGTATCGGTCGTTTTCAGTTGAGTTGGCGCTTGGGTATAACCACATTACTTCGCCAAACTCCGCGTTATGAAGTGCTGATATTTTAGACTTTTGGTTAAAGTTCATATCGCGGAATACATAGTCCGCAACTTCACAATTTAACGGCTTGGCGTATCCGTCGTACATCCAAAAACCTGAATCACTCATCCAAACAGCACCAACGTCAAAACTGATTACAGCGTTGATCGCAATTAAGCCGCAAGAAATACCGGCTCGTTGGAAACCGTAAACGTATGGCGGCCCTAAGTACTGAGCCACATGGACATCTGAGGTTGTGAAAATTAACGTAGAGCCCTTAACCCGACACCCGGCAACAATTGAGCCCGTTGTCTGCAAATTAAAATCACCGGCTTGGTTTGTTGGGGATGATGACCATGTCGTCAAACTTTCTTGGTCGGCCCATGCTATTTTCCGTGGGTCTCCGTCAGCACCAAGTGCAAACAAAAAGCGCTCCTCAGTCACAACGATGGCTTGATTGCTAGTCGGTGCTGAACCGTGAACAGCTGCAGCCGGGTTCGATGTATTTAAGTCCCAACTGTAAATAACACCGTCAGTGTTTGCACAGGCAATTAGTACTTCGCCAAAGTTATCTAACGACCACGCGGTCGCTGGCAAAATACCTGTAAGGCTGTTGTCTGGTCTTGCTACGCCGTAATTAAACGTGCCGTAATACTGACCGCCGTAACCTAAAAAGTCTTCAGCGCTTGCACGTCCAGTGCTGTATCCGGTTGGCGTTATATCAAATTGAGTTTGCCCCGCCCGATAAGCGTACAACTTTTGCTCAGTACCAACCGCCAACCAACGGGTTAGGTCGTTTTGACGCCAAGTGTAAACGCCTGACGCGCGGCCGGTGACAGCTGAGTCGTTTAGTTTGGCCCAGCCGCCCATAGGCTGCATTGCGTCTTGATACCAACGAACAAGATTAGAATCGTACCAGCGGCCAGCGCTGGTTAGTTCAGTTTCGTTTCTGTAAACACCCGGTGGTACTTTTATAGGTATTAGCATTATCTACTCAGCAAAAGTTCAGCTTCAGCGTCACGTCGGACGATTAAGCCGGGAAGTCTTCGGCCACCGCCCCACACCCATCTTTTGAGTTCGGTTGCAGCCGCATTCCAATTTTGCTGGTTGATGCGCTTACGCATAGTGGACGCTTTTAAACGACCTGCGCCCAAGTTATATGTCCAACTTAAAATAGCCGCCGCTTTGTTTTCGCTATCGGCTGCCAGTACAGGACAATATTTTACAACTGATTGATAGAACGACGAAAGTTCTCTGTCGAGTAATTCGTCGGCTCTGTCTTTGGTTATTTCTGGGTCGGTTAATTTAACAGGCGTGCCGTCCTCGTATCGAGTACTGCCGTAGCCAATAGTTGGCACGCCAGCTGGGCAGGTGTACGGCTTCAACCGTAAACCTTCAAACCGGCGGCATAACACAGCTGCTAAGTTAATTACTTCGCTCACGTTCTACGCTCGTAAACCCGACCAACAAAATAAAAAGTAAGGAGCAGATTCAATATAGCCATATCGTCTTTACCCCACATACCAATTAAAACCTCGCTCCAAACGCCGCCCTGTTCCATCGCAATCATGTACGTCGCAACTTTAACTGCGGAATAAAGGCCAACAAACCAATAGGTCACTAAAGGCCGTACAAGACCCGATATCGCCGCAACCCACTTGTATGACCTGCCAGCTGTCGCGGCCTGCTCTTTGAACGCCTCTTTCATAGCGTCCAGTTCGGCAATCGACATCGTCGCCTCGGTCTGCTTCATCGCGATTTCACCTTTAACTTTGGCGAAATCCATTTCGGCTTGAACCATCGCGAGTTCGTGATTGCGCGCGTTTTTAGAGTCAAAAAATTTAAACACTTCTGGCGCTAGTCGAAGTACGCCTCCAAACACCCCACCAAAAATTGTTTCAATCATTTATGCCCCTTTCTTAACTGTATTCCTTTGCGTGCTCTTTTCTGTGGCAATTAGCACACAAAGGAATGCAGTTAGTCTTTACCTCATTTAAAATCCATTCCTTGCTACGCGCGTTCCTAACCCATTTATACGCACTGTCTGTGCGGTCATTTTTAGAATCATTAATGTGGTGTAAGTCGATACATTCCGGTGCATCTTCACCACAATGCTGGCAAACCAGCGTTCGTTTAAATTGTTTCCACCAAGCTCTAATTTCGTTTCGACGCTTTGCTGCAGCTCGTTTAATCTTTTCTTTGTTGGCCTCATAATAAGCCCTGTTATATTCAGCGTACTTGCTTTTAGCCGCCAAACATCTTCCTTATTAAAAACGTAATAGCAGAACCAAGAGCTCCGGCTGCAAACAATGCGATGTACAAACCACCCTTGCCTTGATTTAGCATCGCGTTAACATCTGACATTTCTTTACGCAGCAAATGTATCTCACTGGTTAGAGTCCTTACGTCGGCTTGTAATGCGCCAAATTCTTTTGGATTGATTTCGTTCACGGGGTGCTCTCCAACAACTTAACCCTAATTTTTAAGTCGTTAATCTCGTTTAGCATTTCTTCTTTTAATGCCAGCCTCGCAAACTGATTTCCGGGTGAAGGAATAATTTCGCCCGTCGGAGTGATCAAAACTGCAAGCGATGATTTTATTTGTCCTATCTCAGTGTGTATGTCGTTTATCGATGAAATGACCCACCACAGCGCTGCCAAAAAAAGCGGCATCATGCTGGTTATTACTTTAGTGGCGTCAATCTTGTTCATTTAAATAATTGCTTTTTCGCGTTTGGTTTTTTAGTTCTCCGTTTACGTTGAGCTTTTGTCAGCTTAGTCCTTTTAGGTAACGGCTTTATGTGTTCAGAAAACTTAACCTTAGCCATTTACGACTTTGGGTACTTGTCTTTGACCGCTTGAATTTGCGCTGCCATGTCTGCGGGGAAAACTCCAGCATGAAACAAGGCATCTAACTGGTCACCAATTGGTGGGTACTCTGATGCCCTACTAAACTTGTATGCGTCTGGATCAACCCACGCGTTTACGGCGTTAATATCTATTGCAACCGCGTTACCGTTGGCGTCAATTGCACCTGCGCCGTCATCAACGGTAACAACGTTAGGGTATAGTGCAAATACAGCTTTATGGTTCATCCGGCTATCTCCATTAATGTAATTGATGAACTACAAACACCATCGTTTGCGCCATCTCGATCACTTCTATTTAAACGAAAATACCCAGACGTTGATTGTGACCTTATTTGCAATTTGTAAGTTAAAGATGACGTACTGCTCGGTGAATCTAGGTAACAAATATTTGCGTTATAAACTAGCCACGCATTAGCGTGATAAACGCCGCTAAGAGTTGCGGTTGACGGATTGTTTCCACTTACTGGAACAGCTAACTCAGTACTATCTCTAAACAATTTACAATGATAATTGTAATCGTCGCCGCCATAATTCAGCGCAACGTTAACTAAAATTTTGCTTGAAGTGCTACTTGGCGTTATAGAAGCAGTCATTCCAGTAATATCAACCGCCGTTGTACTGTTCGTACTAAAAGTGTCCGTTTTAACTGTTTGAACAACTTGCAATACGTTTCCTGATCTCTCGAGCCTATCAATCGTGCCCGCAGCATCTGGCAAAGTTAGCGCCCGGTCAGCAGTTAGAGTCGGTGGGCTAACTGTTTGCGTAAACCCGCTGTCCTCTAGTTCGATGCTACCTACATTTATCGTTCCGCTCATTATTGTTTCTCCAAAGTGCTAACAGTTACAAATTGTCCAAAACAAATTTAACTTCGTTCACACCCGGCGCGGAATCGATGTCGTTTTGAACTTGCTCGTACTTAGTTCTAATTGCAGCTCGCGCGGCTTCAGCTGCAGTCGCGTCGGCGCCCGGTATTTGCTTTGAAATAATTTCATCGTGAGGCGCAAACTCTTCAGCTCGTTTGGCTCGACGAATGTCGTGCGCAATGTTTTTTGCCTTACTTAAATTCACGCTAATAGGCATTAGTTGTACTCCCACGCGTTACGAAAGGTTCGATCGGAAGGAATGTCAGCAACGTCAACAATTTGATATTGCTTTCCGGCGGGTACATCTTTTTCGGCGATTTGTTCAATAGTTAAACCGCATTCAGGCGCGGGAACAATAACCGCTACACCACCTTCGTCTGTTGGATAAATAATTCGCTTGTCCATAATTTATTCCAATTTAACTTTTAGGATATTT